CGATGTCCTGATTGATAAACCAAGCGGCGTTTTCGCGCGAGCGGCTCCACATCCTCGACCACATTTTGAAAATGTTGGCGGTCACCAGCGTGGCCGCCGCCTGGCCCGTTTCTTTGGCGACGGTGACCAGCGCCGGGCTCGACAGAATGCCGAGAGGCTGGCCTGCACCGGTGCCATCGATGATCGAGGCCTCGATCAAAAACGTGAGCTCCTCGCTAAATCCCTGCTGCATGATGTTGCCGAGCGCCGTGGTGTCGGCGAGCAGCTCGTCAGTTGCGTAGGCAACACCGGCCAGCTTTTTGAGCTGGAGCGTCATCTGGCGGAACTTCGGCTTGGTGGCCAGTTTGGTTCCCGCTTCGGCAAGCCAATAGCCCTGGATACCACCCCAGCGGCTGCCGGTCGCCCGGCTGGTCTCGTCGATGGAATTCATGACGAGCGAATTGCTGTTGGCGCTGATCTGGATGCGACGGGTGCGGCTCATCACGCTGCCCATCTCATTCATCCTCTGCAGGATCTCCGCCGCGAAGTCCGGCTGGACAAGAAAGCCTCCATCGCTCGGAACACCCTCTGACAATCCGAGAGCTTTGGCTCGCTTGGCCTGAGCAGCCAGACGCTGGTCAGCACGATGGGGACGCATGGCTGCCTCGGCCACAGCGTAGAGCTGTTCGCCGAGCGACTTGAATGGCATATCAGCCATCTTGTCAGTCTCATCAGCAGTAACGACCAGTCGTGCCGCCGATTTGGTGGCAGGTTCGCTTTCAATCTGCGTTCGGAAAGCCTTGAGCGCATCGATCTCATCGCGCAGTGCCTTCATTTCGTCGTAACCCATTTTTTTGTCTTCCATTTCGATCTCCACGTTTGCGCCCGAGGCCATCATGTCCAGTTCGTGCAGTAGCTGCGCCCGTTGCTTGTAGCTCTGGGCGAGATCCAGATCGCCTTCCATCACGGCATTGCGGGCCAGATTGATACATTCCATCCACGTCATTTTGAGAACTCCTGTTGCATCCTATCCAGCTCATCCAACATCGCAGCTGCCGCAGATTTTTTGTCCGCCTCTGGAGCCGCCTCTGTACAATCATAGCAGGATGCCATCAACAGATTGTCGATGCCGAGCGATTTGACCGCCGCCACAACGTTGTCGTCAATCATACGCGGATCCATCGGCTGGACCGTGAGCGTGTCTCTGCGCAATGGCCATGCTACGATCTCGCCGTTGGCCGCTTTGACCACACCGTCGGGGATTGCCTCCGTGCTGGTACCAATGAGCCCGGCCCGAATGAGCTCCTCCAGAAACTGGACGTACTTGTTGCGCCGGTTGAGCACACGTTCGACAAACAAACCTTTCTCGTCGACGATGGCTGTCTTCCAGTCGACCCGGCCCAGCACATCGTCAGGGCCAGGCTCCCCAGACGGGGCATAGCCATGCTCCCAGTCAACGGCTAAGATGTCGGCTTGGGTGTAGGGTGATTCGAAAATGGTTTTGGCTGTGAAGAACTCGCCTACCGAACCGTCGGGATTGCGCCGGTGCGATGCCAGCCCCTCCAAATCCCGACCGCCCCACAGCACCATGTAATTGCCGATGCGCAGCTCGTCGGTGGTCATGCCGAGCGCTTTGACCGTATTTTTGCCCTCGTTGATATCGTACCAGTCATAGCACGCCCAAAATCCCGGGGCCAGCGGATCTCGCTTGTCACTGCAACTGTGCCGGGCCAGAAAGTTTTCTCTGCGCTCGGGGATGTCTCGCTGCATGGGCAGCTCTGGATCCCCGTAGTGGACCAGATACTCCCGTCCGTTGCGCAGCACTGTGCGCATGTACTTTTTGTCGTCTCGGCTCGATGGCCGCCTGGGCGACGCCTGGACTGTCACGCCATTGTACGTGTAGCGCCGCGTCGCTTTTGTCTCGCTGCTGGTCATGACCGGCTTGCCATCCTCTGGTAATCCTGCGCGTCGCTTGCGCCGGATGAGACGCTGGCGCTCTGCTTCTGACAGGTTTTCTGCCCGGCTTTGGGGCAGGCATTTTGGGTACGCCTCCAGATAATCGTCTTCGGACATGCCGTCGGTCGGGCGGCCACACGGCTCGTAGCCACCACCCTCTTTGGGGCGGCTGATGTCGACCCACTGCTCGGCAAACCATTCCGTGAGATTTTTATAGCTGGCCTCTGCATCTGCATCGCCGTCGATATGCTCGATGAGCGTTTCAACATCTACCGATTTGCCGCTGGTGTATCCGCTCTCATCGTCTCCATGCCGCTCCCGGACCAGCTGCCCGTAGCGCTGCACCAGCCAGCCGTTGGCATAGGCAGACGGATAGACGCGATATTTTCTTCGAGCCTCTTCCCTGGCCCGGATCCAAAGTTTTGGATACTTGACATCCGGCGGCGTGTCTGCCTTGTCCGCCTCGCTGGCATACAGTGCAGCGACCTGCGCCTCCGCATCCGTTCTGGTGTCATGGCAGCCGGCCAGCGAGCCATCATCTGTTTTGATGACAGCGTAGCCGCCGCAATCTGTTGTGTCGGATTCAATGTGCCAAGGCATTTATGCCTCCAGTGCTTGTTCAATGGCCGATTCGAATTGTCTTATGATTCGGGTCGCGTTGCGCTCCAAAACTTGGACATCCGTCTGCCAACGATCGCGGTGGATGTCCGCTTGGAATTCCCGAGACTGCACGAATGGCGCATAAATGACTTTTGTGCCGACCCTGCCCACGAGACGGTCGCTCTCCGTGCGCACTCTGGTTGTCCATGACCTGCCGAGCGTGCCAGTCCTAACATAAGGCGAGCTGGGTCTTGGTGCCGGATACTTGGCCAGATCCGCCTGCAATATCATCACGCTCCGCTGCATGGGTGGCCGCAGGATGTCATGAATTTGCTGGAGCGAGTTGAATTTGCGCATGAGCTTGTCCACACCCTCGATCCGTATCGACGCCATGTTAAACCTCCGTATCCACTACGACCGGCACGATCCAGCAGCGACACCGGGGATGTGCAGGTGGCAGTTGAAAGTTGCTTCGAAATTGTGTGCGGATTTGTTCGTCAAGTGCCTGGTCGAATTTGTCGTCAATGCCAACGATCTGACCGTTCAGAGCGCCACATATCGGACACATCAGCTCATCCGCTGCGGCCCGCCATTCCATGTACCGGATGCCAGCCTCTTTGTAGACGCGCTGGTTGGCCTCCGCATAGGCACGCGTGACCTCTGTAGAGGCAATCAGTTGAGCGCGCTGTGAACCAAAAACCGGCTCCAGATCTTCGATGAGCATATAGAGTGGTTCACCATTCTGTACCCATGCCGCAACCGCCGTGCGAGTTCGAGCCAACGTTGTCTCATCAATGCCTCCGATCAATGTCCCGATATGGTTTTGCGCCCACGCCCGAGCGTCCTCGTTGACCAGCGTCCAGTCCATTCCCAGCCCGATTGATTCCAGCTGTTCGACCGCCACGAACACACCCAAGTCGACGCTCTCCAGCAGCGCTCGGCGCAATCGGTCGTAGAGCGCCTGCTCCTTTTGAATTTCTTTGACTGCGGCTTCCAGCTCGGCGTCCACGTCACCGATAAATTCCTCCGCCGACATCTTGCGAGCCGCCTCGTAGATGGCACGCTGCTGCTTGGTCAGCGCCGCTTGAATGTCACTGGTCACCTCCCGCTCCAATCGGTCGCGCTTGCGGGGCTCTGCTATTTCGATCGGCCGGAACACCGGCTCTTCCGGCTCGCCCGGATCACCCTGCAGAACGAGAGCTTTGTCACGGATACTGTTCCGTGATGTCTGCCCAGTGCTGGCTGGAATAAAAAAACCGGTGCCATCGACAGCCTCCAAAAGAGATGCCTTGTCGACCGGGGTCAGGATATCGCTGGCAAATAGTGCAGGGTCTGGATTGTGACGCTTTTTCGCCCAGCGCCGAAAACGTGCAATCTCTGCGGATTTGGCCGTGTCGATAGCAGGAGCCTGTTCGGGCGCCGGCGCCGGGGCGACAGGTGCTGGGGCAACAGGTGTTGGGTCCAGATCCTTGTACTCAATACCGTACGGCAGCGACACGCCCAGAATTTCCGCAGCGATCGATGGCTTGATACCGGCCTGCACATAATTCAGCATGCTGTTGGAGCGACGCTCCTCGTCCGCCTGATAAATCGACATCTCTTCTGGTCTCAGTTCGAGCCGGTATCCGCTTGGAGCCAGCAGAGATTCGTTGACGATTTCCGCTAGATAGGTCAGCGACGGGATGATCGTCATGTCGTAAAATGACAGTGCGTCCTGCTGAGCCGTAGCATAGTTGGCGGCATTCGACATCACGATCGAGTGGGGGACACCGAGCGCAGTAGCGATATCTTGCCGTCGCTCTTCGGATAATTCAGCCGTGGCTAAATTTTCCATCCCCTCGCCGACAACAACTGGGGTGACACCGGCCCGGACAGCCGCCGTCTCCCAAGCGGATTTGGAGCCGGAAAAGAATCGTTTCCACCAGCTCTCCAACCGTTCCATTTCTGCGGGGAGAGGATTGCCATCGACAGTCAGAAGCGTCGCCTTGATGCCGCCCCTCTCGAAAAAGTTGCTGGCAAACTGGTCGATGTTGTACAGCACACCAGCCGACGACAACGCTGCCTGAGCAGGTGGACGCCCAGGGATGGTCTCGTGCAGCGGATTCGGCAGCGGAAAATAAACGTAATCGGTCGGCTCGAACGTCTGTGATCGGCCCCGGTCCAGAATCCGCTTGAATCCTGTCAATCCTGACTGCTCGCTGAATTGGGGGACAACGCTGTTGGGGGCATGCCAGCGCAGGGCGATGATCTTGGCCCGGTTGCGCTCGATGAACCAAAATGCCTCTGGTGCCAAGCACAAAGCCGCTTCGGTCAGGCTGACCAGCCGCTTGAAATTTTGCAGGTAACTCAATGCGGGAGGGGGAGATGGTACCGTCGACAGCCAGACCTC